CGCGTTGATCCCTCCGCGCGTCAGGATGCCGCCAGCAGTAATGTCCCCCATCTGGCCGTAGATGTTGCTGACGTTATTCGCCTTGTTAGCCCCGAACGCGGCGATGCTATCGGTCGCCCCCTGTCCAAGGCCTGCAAGGCCCGCAAGCCGCGCAATCTGCGTCTGGAGCTGGTTCGCAAAGGTGTCCGCGCGGAAATTAGCAAGGCCGGTCTGGATATTGCCACCCCGCAGCCCGCCAGTCGCGCTGGCGTTCTGTAGTACCGCTTCTTCGCCATTGCGGATGAGCGCCGCAAGCTCGGGGCTGTTCTGGATATTGACGAGGCCAGCCGATTGCGCGTCTGCACCGTTTATGCCGATCAGGTCGGTGAGGCTCTTGAGCCCGCCCGTTCCCGCTGCAAGATAAGGCGCGAAGTCGCTTCGTGTTACATCGAACTGGCGCTGCTGCTCACCAAGCGCGCGGTTCTGGAAGTCGATCTGCGCGGCCTGCGCCTTCTTGCTCGCCTTCTTGGCGGAATTGCCGCCAATTATGCCGCCCACGGCACCAAGAATGGACCCGAACAACCCCAAAACAGACACTCCCGCGCGGTTTGCACGGGTTTACCGCCTTCGCGGCGGCTCTTCATTTTAACGTTTTAGGAGACGCGGATTTTGAGGGCGCTGCCAGTCCTGTAGATGCCCCCCACGGGGACGCCCCCGCCAGCAGCGGCAGCATCGTCGGCATAATCGCCCAATCCAGACAGTTTCGGGGCCGCCAGCGTCTTGTTCGTCAGCGTCTCGATATTCCCCACAGTCGCCAGAATGCCCGTCAACGGAATCGCTACCGTCGAATTGCCCGCCAAGGTGATGAACAGCGTGAAATCGCCCGAGACGAGCGGAACCTTGCTGCTGGTTTGCAGGGTCAGGTTCGATCCGTCGTCCTCGCCTGACAGCCCCGGACCCAACTGGAGAACGCGCTCCCCCTGAAACGCCCCGTTGGGTGCCAGGACGATAACCGATGCGTCCTGAATAAGCTCCGTCGCCTCAGCCTGCGAGGAAAGCCCGCCGGTCGCCTCATCCACCGCCTGCGCCTGCGCTTCCATCGCCCTGACGGCGCGCGGATTGCCGGGGTACATTTCCCCCAACAGCTTGCGATTGAGTGTGTCGCGGACCCGTGTCATTCCAGCGGCTCCACGTCCGCCTCTATCTTCGTGATCCCCGGCATGGAGCGATCATATCCCCGAAACCGGAAGATCGCGTAGTTCGGGATGCGGACATTTGGCCGCCACTGCATCCGCTTGCGCCTGCTTCCCGCCACTCCCACGCGAAGCATCATCTCGCGGCTGAACGCCTCGCCATCGGTCGAATAGCTGAAATACACCGCCGCCTCTTCGTCGAACGGCATGCGCCCCGGAAGCCCCACAAGCTCGATTGAGCCCAAGATAACCGCCTGCCCGTCTGCATGGACAAAGGGCGTGTCGAACCGCCATTCGCTCGGCTCGTCGAGAATGGTGGAGATGTCATTCGACAGAATGCCAAGCTGGTCTCCAATCGCCGCGTACCAAGTGCCGTTGACCTCTACCGCGTGGCGGGGGCAGTTCTTCCGGCGATACCAGATCCGCTCGCCAGCCTTCCGGCTCGCCCCGTCCAAATAGACCCATGTTTCGGGGCCAAGATGGACAAGCAGGCGCTTCTCGTCGAGAAAGGACCACGACTCCAGTTCGATGATGGTCGGGTCGGGGATGGCGGCCAAGGCCCGATCAAGTGCGCGGTTGCTGAGCTTGACCGCCGTCCCGGCGCCTGCGGCAAACACCCCCAGCGCCTCGCCGCGCGCGGACCCGACAAAGGCAAACGTCTCGTTGAACAGGCATTTGGCGGACGGAGAAACACAGCCGTAGGGGATAGTCGCCCCATCCACAACAGCAAAGGGAAAGCCGTTTCCGCCGACGTTCGACAGCAATTCGACCGTATGGCGCCCCGGCACATAGACCTCGCCACGCACCTTCGTCAGCCCCGTGATCATGTCGGGATCTTCTTCCGCTGTCCCGTACTTGGTCGGGTTCACGCTGGTCGGATCGGCAAGCTCGGTAACGACGATGTACTTGCTATCGGTCGTCATGGTGAAGCCATCGACCCAAAGCGCGTCCTTTACAGGGCCAAGGTCGGGATCGGTGACTTGAACGAGACCGTTTGAATCGTCGTAATAGAACAGCTTCTCGCCAGACGCGATCGAGAGGCGGTCGAACCCGTAATCGAGGGCAACCGGACCTGAGCCACCAACATCCCCCTTTACCCCGACGCCGATCTCGACAAGGCTGGTTCCCATGACGCGAAACTGGCGGCCGTTCCAGTTGATGCCGCCCCGATCCTCTCCGGGTCCGGTCCAGTAGGGAGCAAGGCCAGCAGGTGCGCGAAACTGCCCCGAAGCAATCTTGTTGTCGATGGCGACCGGCTCAAGGTTGATCGGCACGCTCTCGACGAACTCCGCTTGCGCATTTGCGGCCATGCCACCAAGAAGGGGGATGCTAGGCATAGGTGTTATCCATCGCGCTTGTGCCGTTTCGGAACCAATCGAAGGAATAGCGGCTTGCGGGATCGCCCATGCGCCGCTTACCCGTATGCAAATGGCGCAAACTCCTCATCGCTACGTCGCAATGGACGGCCTGCGTGGCCTTGCGGCCCTTGCTGTCGTCGCGTTCCACCTCAAGAGCTTCGGCATCTATCCCGCGGGCCTCGGCATGCCAGCGGTCGATCTCTTCTTCATGATGAGCGGCTTCGTGATCGCGGACGCCTATGCGAAGCTGATACTGTGGGATCGCCCCGTTCGGGCATGGATGGGACGCCGCGCGAAACGGCGCAAGGCGATGCTTGCGGCGGCTTAGGCGATGGAGCATGGTTGGCGCGCCTGAATAGGAGGATATCATGTCACCGATCGAGCGCGCAGCACGCGCAATCTGCAAAACTCGCTCGCTCAATGGCGGGATCGACGACGATGGCTGGAATGATGCGCCCCATGAGTTGCGTGCCGAATATCTCAATATGTCCCGCGCGGCGGCAGCGGCGATGCGCGCTCCGTCGCGATCGATGGTCAGGGCCGGTCGCTGCTCCCTCACGCTTTTTGAAGGCGCTTGCGACGACGATGCAATTGATTGCTGGCAGGAAATGCTCGATTCGATGCTGGAGGAAAAGGTTGATATGGACCCGAAGTTATTGGAGTTCCTGCAACGCGAGCGCCGCACTGCGCTCGACACGATTGAGGAATTGAGCCGCGAAGAGGTCGTCGAGACTCGCACGGTGGGCGACCATGTCACCGATGCAAAAGGTCCGCGCATCGAGCGCGCCAGAGCGCGCATCGCCGAGATCGAAGAGATTTTGAAAGACGCCGGAGAGGATCCTGAATAATGACGATGCGTAAACCCCACCGGGCCGCGAGCCTGCAATTGCTGTTCTTCGCGGCGCTTTTCCCTGTCGGCGTGTTCCTGATCGGGATTCTCACCGTAATCGGCGCGCTCGAAAAATAGGCTTGAGAGCATCATCATGGGATGCCGTGATGCGTCTGCATCTTCGCGACCATCGCCAACGCATTGGCCAGTGTCATCCCGGCGCGGTTCACGACCTGCGCAGAGCCATGCTTCATATTCGATTGGGTGCCACTACCGAGGTTGCTCCCGAAGCCGAGGTTGCGGCTGACTGACGAGGGGAATGCGATAGTTCCGGCGCCAGCGGTGTATTCGGTCTGATCTATGCCGATGCGCAAGGTTGTCCCGTCGTGATAAATCCAGAATACATGCTTGCCAGTCGGCGCGCTCGCCCCACCGGCAGCAAATCCGGGGTTATGTGTACCTCCACTGTCTCTGTTAAAATTGAGCTGGAAGGGCGTGCCCCCGCCCCACCATGCAAAGGCGTAGGCGAAAGACCCGCTCAGTTTCAATATATTGCTACCGGCGACCGACTGATTATCCTTGTCCAGCACCGCTGCGATGAGCAGGGGCTTCGACGTATCGACAGCAGACGTGAGGGCGGTCGCGCTGTAATAGGCGCCGTTGCCACCCAAATCCCAGAGGCCGCTCGCGACTGTCGCAGCGGTGCCGTTGAGCGCCATCGTGTTGCCGATGACGGGGTTGATCTCAGCAGGATCGCTGTCGGCGATGCTGTCCCATGCGAACAGTGCATCGGCCTCGTACCAAGCATTGCCCGTCGAGAATGTCAGCGTCGGATAGGCGCGCGTGTTACCGTCCGACACAGCGAGCTTGATCGACCTGCCCTGCGGCGCTCCCCAATCGATCCCGGCACCGCTGATCAGTCGGACCTCGCGCCCCACAACAGCATAGTTCCCGTCCAGATTACCGCCATAGAGCGAGGGAGTCTGGCCGCTCGGGAAGGTGTAGATCGTATAAGGATAGCTGGGCTCGGTTGGAATGTCGGGCGCTACGACAGGCGAGGAGATGGCCAAGGGCGCCTGATATGGCACCTGACCGTTGAAGCCCGCCACGGCGAGATAGCGCGGATCGCTGGTATCGGTCAGCCCATCGGCAAGGCTGAAGACCCCCTGCTGGTTGGCGTTCACATCGGTGAATTGCGCGGAGAAGCGAAAGCCGTTTGCCGCCAGCGTTCGATAGAGGTCGCGGAACATGTCCCCGGCCTGCGAGGTCTGATACCAAGCCGCCCGCGATGCCTTCACTTCTGCCATCTGGTTGTTATTGAAGAAGGTATCGGGACCGATCTCGTAATTGACGAGCGGCTTGCCCCGCGCTGCCGTGACCTGACCGGCGACGTACACCATCCACTTGGCCGTCCCGTACATATGGCGCTGGGCGATATTGTCGGCGCTGTCGTTGATGATGACGGTCGATGGAGTTGCGCTGACGGTGAACGACTGGACCGCTCGCCAGCGGACGCCGTTCTCGCCGGTATAGATGATCTCCGCGCGATATGTCGTGCCGTTCACAAGGCCGGTAACCGCGCTGGCCGTGACCCATGCCGGTTGATCATTCTGCGTCATGGCGATCGTGCGTGCGGCGACAAAGCCGGTGCCCGAACCGGCGTCGATCTGGGCAGACGAAGGCGTCGGGGAGCCATTGGCATAGATGGCGATGCGGATTTCGCCCTCATCCAGACTGGCCCACGCCTTCGGCGTCACCTGCGTCGATGCGATGTCGAGCGCGGCGAGCCACCAGTCGCACGAGTTGTAGAAGGCGGTCGCCACCGCATCGGTCGCGGCGAGGACACCGGTCTGCGTGATGCGGCCGTCGGTGACGGCAGGGTTTACCAGCTGCGTTCCGAGCAGGTGGACGCAGCGGCTCCGGCCCAGCACACTATCGAAAATATCCCAGATTTGCTTGGAGCGGATGCCGTAGTTGGCATCGACATTGACCTGACCGCCATCGGGAACGTGCTTCTTGTAGAGCAGCTTCGTCATGCCGGTCTGCGGCGGATTGATCGTGCCGCCGGGGTAGGTCTGCAAGATGCGGAAATTGTTGGCGTCAACGACCTCGACATACCAAGGGATGCCATAGCCGAGCGGATAGGTCTGCGACGGATTGCTGACAAAATTGTCCTTGTGCATGTAATCGCAGATTTGCGCGCCGTTCGTCAGGCCATGCGCGGTGCGTGTGAAGCCGTTGATCCCGAAATTCGGGACAGCCTCATAGCTGGTGTTGTTGATATGCTCGACCCACGAGCGGGCCTCGTAATAGGGACCGCCGGGGTTCCAGACTTCGTTGCCATATTCGATGAACACCGAAAGGCCGGGGTTGAGCTGGGCTTGGATTTTCTGCGCGAGCGCCAGCACGAAGGCGTCGGTCACGCGCACCGGGATATTCACATAGAAATGCTTGTTCGTCCGGTTGCACAGGTCGATCAGAAGATCATAATGGATGCGCGGGCGAAGCTGGGACGTCTGGCAGCGGCTGATCATCGGTATCGACGTGGGAATATCAGCCCAATCGGTCGCGATGTCCTTGTAGCCCTGCAACCAGTCCATGAAGCGGTAGGCCTTGGATTTGAGGCCGTTCTGGAATGTCAGGAAATCGTTGTTCCACGGGTTTCCGGCATTGAAGCTGGTCAAATGGCCGGGGATGATGACCTTGACGCCGCTGCACGAACCCTCGGCGTGAAGCGCAAGCATCCCAGCTCCGGTATAGTTGAACGTGAAGCTCGTCGCTGTCGTGAAGGCGGCATATTCCTGCAAGCTGTAGGAGCCAAAGCCGATCTTGCAGCCATTCGGGTTGAGCACGGTATAGGTGCCATGCGGCGACTCGTTATAGATGCCTTCGATGATGATCGACCGGAACCTGTCTGTCCCGACAGATGCCGTGAGTTCGCCACTGAGATTGGCGCTCCAACCCCCGCTGCCCGAGGTTTGCTCCCAATTACCGCC